TTCGCCAAGGGCGTGGTCACCGCCAACACCGGCGAGCAGCTGCGCACCAAGACGTGGTCCGAGCTGGCCAAGTGGCACGGCATGGGGCTGACCAAGCATTGGTACGAGCTCAACAGCGGCAGCGGGTCGCTGAACATGTACCACAGGGATTACCGCGAGACGTGGCGCGTCGATGCGTTGACCAGCCGCGAAGAGAACAGCGAGGCGTTTGCGGGCCTGCACGCTGCCAACAGCACGCCGTTCTACATCTTCGACGAGGCCAGCGCCGTGCCTGATCGGATCTACGAGGTGCGAGAGGGCGGTCTGACCGACGGCGAGCCGATGACCTTCGACTTCGGCAACCCGACGCGGAACAGCGGTCGCTTCTACCAGAACATGGCGGGCCGCTTCCGCAACAACTTCATTCGTCGCTTCATCGACAGCCGAGACGTGGAACAGACCAACAAGGAGCTGTTTACCCAATGGGAAAAGGACTACGGCGAGGACAGCGACTTCTTTAAGGTGCGCGTGCGTGGCATGTTCCCGGACGCTGGATCGCTGCAGTTTATCAGCGCTGGCGATGTCGAGAGGTGCATCGATCTCGAGGTGTTCGTCGGTCCCAGTGAGCCACTGGTCATGGGCGTGGACGTCGCCCGGTTCGGCGATGACAGCAGCGTGATCTACCTGCGGCAGGGGCGCGACGCGCAGAGCCAAGGCATTCACGTTTACCAGCAGGTGGACAGCATGACGCTGGCATCCGAGGTGTCGCGCATCGCCAACGAGACGAACCCCGACGCCATCATGGTCGACGGTGGCGGCGTCGGCGGCCCGGTGGTGGATCGCCTGCGCCAGCTTGGACATGATGTGATCGAGATCAACTTTGGCAGCAAGGCGACGCAGAAGGGTCACGCCAACATGCGCGCCCAGATGTGGGCCAACCTTCGCGAGGCGATCAAGCAGGGCATCCGCCTGCCAGACGACGAGGATCTCAAGACCGACCTGACCGGCGTCGAGTACGGCTACAACCTGCGCAACGAGATCCAGCTCGAGCGCAAAGAGGACATGAAGAAGCGCGGCATGAGCAGCCCTGACATGGCTGACGCGCTGGCGCTGACCTACGCCTTGCCTGTCAGCCAGACCCAGCGGTCGGGGTATAGAGGCGTGGACTACCAACAACCTCAGGGTGATTACGACCCGTTCTGAGGCTGATCTCGACACGCCGCCCGCTGTCGTGTACATTCGCACCATGACAGACGCACTCGTGATCTTTGAGCATAACAACCTGCACCCGTTCGGTGGCCTGTTGAAGCAGGGGTATCGGCACGTCTGGTGCGCCGTCATCGACGACCGCCAGCACTCGTGGGTTGGGCACGACATGCGCCTTGAGGGCCACGTCACGACCGTGCTGTGCGAGCCCGAATACCCGCTTGTGCAGTACCTTAGAGACCAAGGCAAAGAGGTCATCTCGATCAAGCGCAGGGCCACCCGCGCGCCCGGCCCGTTCATTTTGAACAGCTGCGTCGGCTTGACCAAATCCATCTGCGGCATCAGGTCATTGGCATTGACGCCGTGGCAGCTGCGTCAGCACCTCATCAGCATCAAATCAGGAGACATCGTATGTCACGCCTCGCCATCTACCTGACACTGCCCGGCTTTGGTGGCGGCAGTCCGCCCCCTCCGCCGCCTCCCGCGGCACCACCGCCTGCACCGACGATGCAAGACGCTCAGAGCAGCCGCGCCCGGGCCGACGCCAGCCGTCGAGGTCGCATGCAGCAAGGCGTAAGTGGTAGCGTCCGCAACGTCGGCGGATCGCAAGGCCTCGGCATCGGCGATACCCAGCGCGCATTAAAGTCGCTGACGGGGCAGTGATGTCACAGCAAAGAACAAACGCAGCGATCGTGGAGCGGGCGAAGGCGCAGGACACTGCGCCTCCGCCCCCCAAGCCGTCCCTGTCGGCAAAGTAAGGAACCGCCATGGTAGCGCAGACGCCTGAGAACCTGATGAACAGCTCGCTGAAGGGCAAGCGCGGCGCAATCTTCCTGCGGTGGAAGCGTCTCGAGGACGACCGCTCGAGCTGGCGGTCGCACTGGATCGAGATCTCGGATTACCTGATCCCGCGCCGGGGCCGCTACCTGCTCGAAAGCCAGAGCACCAAGGGCCGCAAGCGCAGCACCAAGATCGTCGACAACACCGGCGGGCAGGCGCTTCGCACGCTGTCTGCTGGCATGATGTCCGGCATGACCAGCCCGGCGCGCCCGTGGTTTCGCCTGCAGACACCCAACCCAGATCTGATGGATGCGGCTGGCGTCAAGGACTGGTTGGGGCAGGTCGAGCGTATTCTCCGCACCGTCCTGACCCGCTCAAACTTCTACAACAGCGCGTCAACCATCTACAGCGAGTTGGGCGCGTTTGGCACTGCTGCGCTGTATCGCCGCCGTCACCCCACCGACATCATCTCGTTTCGCGCGTTCACCGCTGGCGAATACGTCATCGCCGAGGACGAGTTTGGCCGGGCGAACACGCTTGGTCGGGAGTTCACGATGAGCGTGTCTCAGGTCGTCGAGCAGTTCGTCATCCAGCGCGATGGTAGCGAAGACTGGTCCAACGTATCAAAGGCAGTCAAGCGCCTGTGGGATCAGAAGAACTACGACGAGCGCATCGAGATCATTCACATGATCCAGCCGCGTCGTATGGAAGACCGCGACCTGTCGCGCCCGCTGGACCCAAAGAACAAGGCGTTCATGGACGTCTACATGGAGAAGGGCTCAGACGGCGACAAGCTGCTGCAAGAGGGTGGATTCGACACCTTCCCGGCCTATTGCCCACGCTGGGATGTGCTGGGCGGTGACGTCTACGGCGTCAGCCCGGGGATGGAGCAGCTCGGCGACATCAAGCAGCTGCAGCATGAGCAGAAGCGCAAGGCGCAGGCGATCGACAAGATGGTCAACCCGCCCATGGTCGGCAGCATGTCGCTGAAGGGCAAGCCGTCAACCGTGCTGCCGGGCGGCACGACTTACGTCGATCCGCAGCAGGGGACGCAGGGCTTCCAGCCAGCGTACACCGTGCAGCCTCGGATCAACGAGCTGATGATGGACATTCAGGAAGTGCAGAGCCGCATCCAACGCGGTTTCTATGCTGACTTGTTTGCCATGATGATCAACAGCGATCGCCGCATGATGACCGCAACCGAGGTCGCTGAACGCCACGAGGAGAAGCTGGTGCTGCTGGGCCCGGTGCTGCAGCGCCTGAACACTGAGTTCCTCGACCCGCTGATCGAGGACGTCTTCACGTTCGCGCTCGAGGCAGGCATTCTGCCACCGCCGCCGCCCGCGCTCGAGGGCGTAGACCTTGACGTCAAGTACATCTCGCTGTTGGCGCAGGCGCAGGAGGCGGTTGCCGCGTCTTCCATCGAGCGCACGTTCTCGTTCGCTGGCAACCTAAGCGCCGTGTTCCCGGACATCATCGACAACTTGAACGCCGACGAGGCTATTCGCAGCTACGGCGAGATCCTCGGCACCAGCCCAGACATCATGCGCGATGCCGATGAGGTGGCCGCCCTTCGTCAGCAGCGGGCCGAGGCGCAGCAGGCAGAACAGCAGATGATGCAGCTGCAACAGGGTGCGCAGGCAGCTAAGGTGCTGTCTGAAGCTGACACGCAGAACCCTAACGCACTGACCGCTCTTCTGCAGGGGGGCCAGCAAACCGTATGACATACAACGCATCAGATCCGGCACAGGTCGCCAGAGCGGAAAAGGAGGAGGCGGATCGCCAGCGCGATCTGGACTACATCCTGAAAGAGCCGCGTGGGCGCCGCTTCCTGTACGACTTGATCTATGGTACATGTCATGTAGGCAGGCTCAGTCACATCCCCGGCGACAGTGACAGCAGTGCTTTTAACGAAGGAGGTCGAGCCGTAGGTGAGGTGCTGCTTGAGCAAATCCGCACACAGGCAAAGGCCAAGTTCATGCTGATGCTCGAAGAGAACCACTTCGGCGAATAGGAAGAGAGGACGAGACGATGACTGAAGAGACCACAGGCGATCTACTCGCTGACACCACAGAAACAACCGAAGCCACGGCAGCTGACACCACCGCTGCCGATGCTTCCGCGCCTGCTGATGCAGGCGTTACGGATGCCGCCGATCTGCTGTCGGATGACGAGAGCGGTGGAAGTGAGGGTGTACCAGATGCGTACGCCTTCGAGCCGCCCGAGGGCCTCGATCTTGATGACGAGACCAAGGGCAGGATTGATGCGTTTGCCGACACGGCACGCGATATGGGGCTGACACAAGATCAGTATCAGGCCCTGATCGAGTACGACATCAATCGCGCGCAGCAGCTTAACGATGTGGCTGTTGAGAGCTGGGACCGTCAGGTAGACGGCTGGCGGCAGAGTGCCAAGGCTGACAAGGAGATCGGTGGCGAGAAGTTCGCCGAGAACCTCAAGGTTGCGGAAAACGCCCTCAAGCAGTTCGGCGACCCCGATCTGCGGGCGTTGTTCAAGTCGCCCAGCCCAGAAAACCCGGGCGGCCTTGCGGTCGGCAATCACCCCGCGATGCTGCGCTTCCTGAACCGCGTGGGCAAAGCAATCGCTGATCCAGCCTTGCTGCAGGGCGACGCCGCCCCGCAGACGGAAGGGACACTGAAGCGAATGTATCCGTCCATGTTTGACAAATCGGCGTAACCAAAGGAGGGCCCACAATGGCCACACTTAGCGTCAAGAACCCAACCCTCGCAGATCTCGCGAAGGTCACTGATCCCGACGGCACCATTGCGGATGTCATCGAGATCCTAAACGAGACCAACGAAATCCTTGCGGACATGACTTGGCTTGAAGGCAACCTGACTACCGGGCACCGGTCGTCTATCCGTTCGGGTCTCCCGACCCCAACTTGGCGTAAGCTCTACGGTGGCGTTCAGCCGACCAAGAGCCGTGCGGTCCAAGTGACGGACACCTGCGGCATGCTGGAAGATTACGCGGAGGTCGACAAGGCCCTCGTGGATATGGCGGGTGATCCTGCTGCCTTCCGTCTGCAGGAAGATCGCCCCCATATTGAGGGCATGAACCAAGAGATCGCGGACACCCTCTTCTATGGCGACGAAGCAACCGCCCCAGAAGAGTTCACCGGCTTCGCTCCACGCTACAATGATCTGTCGGCTGAGAACGGCGACAACATCATCGAGGGTGGCGGAACCGGATCGGACAACGCCTCGATCTGGCTCATCTGCTGGTCTCCCAACACCTGCCATGGCATCGTGCCAAAGGGCTCGGCGGCGGGCTTGAAGCAGCGTGACCTCGGTGAGGTGACGATTGAAGATGCGGACGGCAACAAGGGCCGCATGCAGGCGTATCGTACGCACTATCGCTGGGACGCGGGCCTCTCGGTTCGTGACTGGCGCTATGTCGTGCGCATCGCCAACATCGATCGCTCGCTGCTGACGGCAGACCTCACCACCGGTGCGGATCTGAACGACCTGATGCACCGTGCACTGACGGAGATCCCGAACGCATCGTTCGGGCGCTGCGCTTGGTACATGGATAAGCAGATGCTTGCGTTCCTGCGCCGTCAGACGTCCGAGAAGGTCTCGAACTCGACCCTCACCATGGAAATGGTTGGCGGTACGATGCAGACCTCGTGGGGTGGCTATCCGATCCGTCGGGTTGACGCTCTGTCCATCAACGAAGCTCGCGTTGTGTGAGCCTGAGAAAGGAGATCAACCATGATCCTCGATAGCCTACTCGAGTTCGCCGATGCGACCAGCGTTGCAGCAGCTGCTGGCACCGCGCTCATCGGCGACGTCATTGACCTGCAGGAAGCCCGGGACATCGGCAGCGGTGAACCGATCTACCTCGTCATCCAGTGCGACACTGCGATCATCACCGGCGGCGCTGCCGGTACGGTGAAGTTCCGGCTCGTATCGGATGCGCAGGCCGCCATTGCCACTGACGGCTCAGCGACGGTGCATTACGACACCGACCCGCTCGTCACCGGCGCAGCAGGCACAGGCCTGACTGCTGATGGTGCCATGATCACAGCGATCGCATTGCCAATGGAAGGTGCAGTCTACGAGCAGTACCTCGGCATTCTGTGCATCACCACTACGACCACGACCACGGCAGGGGCAATCAATGCGTTCCTGACCAAGGACGTGACGAAGTGGAAAGCCTACCCCGACAACCAGAACTGATAACACGGGCGGGCCCTCGGGCCCGCCTGCCATCCTTTGGAAGAGGAACAACCAATGCCTATCAACGTACGCTTCGACAAAGTCGGCTTCTACCACCCCGCATTTGGCCGCATGGGCCGCGGCAAGAACGCCAGCCGCGTCTATTCTTTGCCCGACTTCTTTGCTGACAACGGCAAGCTGCCTGCGTCTGCCGAGATCATTGAGGACAAAGCCCAGCTCGCCGCCATCCTCGAGGAAGAAGAGCAGACCAAACCAATCAAGCCAAAGGTGGTGGACGAGGAGCAGCTCAAGCGAGCGCAAGCCCCGGCGCCGGTCATCGACGGCAACCGCAGGCCACCAGTGCGCTCGCGCCGCAAGCCTAGCTCTGAGGAGTAGACCATGGCATCCGAAGTCGAAATCGCGCGCCTTGCGCTTCAGAACATTGGTGATCGTTATGACATCACCTCACTGAACGACCAGACACCGGAGGCCGAGCAGGTCAATCTGGTGTTCGGGCATGTGCGCGATATGGTACTTCGGGATCACCCATGGAAGTTCGCCCGTAAATACGCAACCCCCGCCAATCTGGTGGGGGACGCCCCCGGGAATTGGGAGTACATGTACACCTACCCGAGCGACGCCTTGCGCATCATCCGTGTTGTAAACCCGCTGGGTGACGACCAGCCACCTATCCGGTACGAGACTGCGCGCAACAAGGACGACGTACACGTCATCCTAACCAACCAGCTCGACCCGACCATCGAGTACACCAAGCGGGAGCCCGACCCGCAACGATACGACCCGCAGTTTGTCACTGCGCTTGCCTACCGCCTTGCCCAGTACATCGCGATGCCCCTGACCGGAGACCGGCAGATCATGTCTGACATGAAGTCTTTGGCCGACATCGAGATTGCTAAGGCCCAAGCCACAGACGCCAACGAAGGGTTTGAGGCACCCCAGCCTGCGGAGGCGGGGTGGATCTCTGCGAGGTATTAAAGAATGGCGAAGCTCACGCAACCTAGCTTTGCAGGCGGTGAAGTATCCCCGGCAGTCGCTGCAAGGGTTGATCTATCAAAGCGCGCTGTTGGCGCAGAGCGTGCCGAGAACTTTATCTCCGAGGTAACCGGCGGGATGAAGAGTCGGCCCGGGCTGCAGTTTATCGCTGAGGCCAAGACCACTGGCACAGTCCGCCTGATCCCCTTCGAGTTCAACACCGAGCAGACCTATATCCTCGAGCTCGGCGATCAGTACATGCGGTTCTACACCTATGCTGGCCAGATCCTGAACGGGGGTGTCCCTTATGAGATCGTGACCCCCTACGCTGCCGCCAACTTATTTGAAATTGAGTTCGCCCAGAGTGGCGATGTTATGACTATCGTCCACCCTAATTACGCCCCTCGCGAGCTGGTGCGCATCACAAACACCAACTGGACCCTGACAGAGATCGAGTTCTCCCCAAGCCAAGAGCCGCCGACTGCCCTGTCAATCACAAACAATTACCTGCAGAGCGGGTCGATCTCTGACGTAACCCAAGCCAACCCAGCAATCGTCACCTCCACTGGGCACGGGCTGTCCACGGGGGCCGAAGTGCTGATCACGGGCATTGTCGGGATGACTGAGCTCAATGGTAACACTTACCGCATCACGGCGATCGACGGGAATACGTTTCGCCTCGAGGGCGTCGACAGCTCGGGCTACTCTAGCTACAACAGCGGCGGCACATGGGTAGTCGACGGCGACACGCTCAAGTACAAGGTGACCGCCAATAACCGCGCCACGTTTGAAGAGAGCCTATCCGCCCTCAGCGCAGTCGGCATCACGATCACTGGCGCCACCGCAACCAGCCCTGTCGTGATAACCACGTCGAGCGAGCACGAGTTGACGTACGGGGACGAGATCTACATCAGCGGCGTGGTGGGCATGACTGAGCTCAACGACCGCAGGTTTCTTGTTTTAGGTTCCCCCACCCCGACGACGTTTGAGCTGATGAGCACTGGCCGCGCGGTTATCGACGGCACTGACTACGGCGCCTATACCTCGGGCGGGTCAGTGCTTACGGCTTTTGTAAAGACCCAAGCGACCGCGCTTGCGTGGGACAACACCGTCTCTTGGGTGCCCGCGGCAGACGCCGACACCTACAACATCTATCGAGCGGACGACAACGGGCTGTACGGGTTCATCGGCAGAGTTGACATTGACGAGTTTCATGACGCCTTTGTCGAGGCAGACACTGGCGACACCGCGCCATTGGCTGCCAACCCCTTTGAGGAAGGCCCCGGCTATTGGCCATCGACCACGGGCTTCTTTCAGCAGCGCCAGATTTACGCCAACTCGAACGTGTTCCCAAATCGGTTCTGGGCGACACAGACCGGGGTGTTCTACAACTTTGCTACGTCCACCCCATTGCGAGACGACGATGCCATTATCGGGACACTATCCGCACGGCGGATCAACGAGATCAGGCACATCATCCCATTGAGCGATCTGGTGTTCTTGACCACGGGGGCCGAGTACCGGGTCAAAGGCGCGGCTGACGCCGCGTTCACCCCGTCCACGATAAACATCAAGCCGCAGAGCTATTACGGGTCTACTTCGTTGCGCCCGATTGTCGCTGGGGATGTGGCGCTTTACATGGCCCCGGGCAACTTTATTCGTGAGCTGTCCTACGAGTTCGCGACCGACAAGTTTACTGGCCGCGACATCACTGTCTTAGCGCGTCACCTGCTTGACCGCGCACATATCGTCGACTGGGATTTCGCGCCCTCTCCATACGACATCATCTGGTTTATTCGCGGCGACGGGAGCGCCCTGAGCCTGACGTACCAGAACGAGCAGGAGGTCTTTGCGTGGACACGGGCGTCGACCCGCGGGCTATTTAAGAGCGTAGCGGTTGTCCGAGAAGACGACAAAGACGTGCCGTATTTTGCTGTGTCCCGCGTCATCAACGGCGTCACCAAGACCTTCATCGAGCGGCTGGACACAGGGGACTTCGAAGATCTGCAGGACGCCTTTTGTGTGGACTGCGGGCTGAGCTTAGACGCACCGATCACGATCACGCACATGACGTCTAGCAATCCGGTGGTGGTCACTGCGCCCAGCCACGGGCTGAGCGCCGGGGCTATTGTCGACATATCTGGCGTGCTCGAGGTCACCTCGAGTGGGACCACGCGCAAGGCGCTGTCTTCCGTTTACAACGGCACAGGATTTACGGTTGCCAACCCCACTGCAGATACCTTTGAGATCTACAGGCAGGGGACGCCGTACACGGGCTCGAGCTTCGCCGTTTACTCTTCCGGCGGCGCGGCGAGAGAGGCGGTCACCACTTTGTCCGGGCTCGCTCATCTTGAGGGAGAAGAGGTGGTGGCCGCCGCCAACGGGCGCGTCGAGCGGGGGCTGGTTGTCACCGACGGGTCGGTGACCCTCAGCGCGCCAGCCAGCCGGGTCCACATCGGCTTGCCGTACACCTGCCAACTGATCACGCTGCCGCTGTCCACCTACGGTGCCCGCAACACGATCGACAACCGGGCGCTTAACTACAGCCGCCTAGCGGTCGAGGTTGAGCGCAGCCGTGGCATGTGGACTGGACCGTCAGAGGACCAGCTCCGAGAGGTGGCCTTTGCTCAACCCCGTGCGGAAAACACGCCTTTGCAGATGGTCACCGAGAGCATCGACGTGACGGTAAAAAGTGGTTGGGGCAAGAAAAAGCAGGTGGTGATCGAGCAGCGCGACCCGCTGCCTCTGACCATCTTGTCTGTCACGCCTGACGCTATTGTCGGTGGCAACTGATGATCCGTGACCTCCGCCCAGCCGACCTGCCGCAGCTGCTAGAGCTGGCGCGCGAGATGCACCGCACTGGCGTCTATGCCGCCTACCCCATGGACGAGGCCCGCGTGGAGTTCATCCTGACGCGGCTGATCGAGGTGCCAGAAGTGCTGTCGATTGGCTACGCGACCAAGGGCGAGCTGGTGGGCGCGTTCGTCGGCGAAGTGGTGCAGGATCTGTGGATCGATGTGCAAGTCGCCGTCGATCACGCCTTCTACGTTCGCGAAGCAGATCGGGGGTCACGCGCTGGCGTTATGCTGCTGCGTGCGTTTGAAAAGTGGGCACACGAGAATGCCGCTGACGTTCTGCGTCCCGTCGTGTATGCTGGCGTCGACAACCAGACTGTCAGCAACGTATTGCAGCGCATGGGTTACGAGACCGCAGGCACTGTGCATAAGAAGGAAGCCGCATAATGTGTATTACCTTGGCGACCGCAGCGGTCTTGGCGTCTACCGCGGTTGCAACAGTCAGCGCCGTGCAGCAGGCCAATGCTCAAAAGGCGCAGGCAGAATACAGCTCCGCCGTCGCGCGCAATAATTCGATCATCTCTGCCCAGAATGAAGCCGACATCATCCAACGAGGTGAGGTCGCTCGCGACATCCAGCGCAGTCGGGTCAACCAGACCATCGGTGCGGCCCGCGCGGCGATCGCGGGTGGCGGCCTTTTGCTAGAGGGCGGTGGGGAGACCACGGCGGGCGCGCTGATGGGCGACCTGCAGACCGCGGGGCAATTTGATATTATGACGTTGAAAGGCAACATTGACCGAGAGGCGCGCAGAGCAAGCATCGAGGGCGGGCAATTCCGGGCTCAGGCAGGGCTCTTTGATCTTCAGGCCTCCTCGATCAACCCAATGCTTGCTGGCGCAGCTGCGGGGCTCTCGCAGGCAAGCTCCATATTTAATACGCTCCCCTCGGATAGCCCGGTGTTTGGGGGCTCTAGCCGATCCCGTGGCCGCTCCCCGGATCTTCTTAGTTAAGGACAGCAGCGCATGGTTATCCGCATCCCCACCCCCGAGATTCAAGGCGCACAGCAACTGGGCGGCATGCAGGCGCAGGCTGCTGCAACGCCAATTCAGCAACTGCGTTTGCCAGACACGACCTTCAACTCTCGCATGCTACAGCAACTTGGTGAGAGTGGGGTGCAGTTTGCCAATTACTTGCAGGAGCAGCAGGACGAACGTCTGCTGCTGGAGCTGCAGGCAGGCGTTGGGGACTGGGAGCGCAACACTCTTTTTGGCGAAGACGTCACTGGGGCACCCACTGGAAACGGCGGCGCGCTTGCTCTTCAAGAGCGGGACGCCTTCGGTTTAACGCAGCGCATTGAGACTGATTTTGACGAGCACCTGACGCAGTACAACGATAGCCTGAGCAGCTTGTCCCGCAACGGTAGGCAGGCAGCACAAGAGTTTGCCCAGCGCCGACGCGAGGCCCTGCTCGATCAGACCGCCAGATACGAGTTCCAGCAGCGAGAGGCGTACAACAACCGCCTGCGCCGCGAGGCCGAGGCTGCGGCAAAAAAGGCCGCTGCGACCGCTTGGGCGTCCCCAGAAGCCATGGCCGCCGCCGAGGCCCGGCTGGTGTCTGCCACCACCAACCGAGCGGCCTATGACTTTGCTGCCGTGCCTGACGGGGGTGAGCGCCAGCGACTGATCGACGAAGCGGTCGCCACTGAGCTGGAGCAGTTCCAGCGCACTGCCATTATGCGCGCGGTCGGTCAGGGCGAACCCAAGATAGGCCGCGCGCTTTACGATCAGGCCGTCGAGCGCGGCAGCATCACGCTTGCAGAGGATGATCTGCTGACGCGCACCGTGCAGTACGGTGAGCAGATCGACGTCGTCATCAACGGCGCAAGCATGATCTTCCAGCAATACCCAGACGACTTGGCTGGGGCGACGCAGGCCGCACGCAGCATGGGGCTCGACGGGGACACCGAACGGGATCTGGTGGCGGAGATTGAGCGCCGGTTCTCAAGCGCCGCCGCTGTCGATGCGCAGCAACGCGAGCAGACCTTTGACGGCGCACGGCAGGCCGCGCTGAACGGCACGCTGTTTGCGGAGTATGACGCAGGGCAGCTTGCGCAGTTCACCCCGGGTCAACGATCGGATCTTGAAGCGCTTAACGGCGGGTCTCGGGTCATCGGGGACAACGATCTGTACAGAAGCATTCGCCTGCTGTCCGCTGAACAGCTGGCCGATTACGACCTCGCGGCAGTAGTTGGTCGGCTCAACACCAGTCAATGGGAGACGCTGCTCTCAGATCAGCGCTCCGCCCGCAACGCGATGTCCGGCGTCGATGATTACAAATGGCAGGGCATACGCACTGAGCAGAGCACGATTGATACGACCATCACTGCCATGGGCGTTCGCGCCGGTGGAGACGCCAAGGACGCAGACATTGCCGACCGCAACCAGCTGTATCTTTTGATGGAGAGCGAAAAGCAGCGCACACTTGCCGCCGGTGAGGCATGGGACGCGCAGGCTATTGCGCGCTACGCCGACTTCCTTAACACGCCTGTCGTGACGTCTGAGGGCACGATATACGGCGTGAACACGGCTCCTAGATGGCAGGTCTTGCTGGGTCAGGAGGCGGTCGAGTTTGTGCCGGGGGTTCCTTCTGGTAGCATCCCGTTGATCAGGCAGGCCATTGAAGCTCGCGGGTTACAGCCGACGCCAGAACTGATACAACAGGTGTACACGCAGTCCCAAGCGGCAAGTGAATAGGATGAAGCATGGCTGACGAACTGGACTTTTCTGGCGCACTTGATCGTGTTCTGCAGCAGCAGGCCACAGGTGCTCCTGCAGCAGCGCCAGCGATACCGACAACGCCGCTTGCCCCCACCACAAATCTGTTGACTGGTGCAGCCCCTACGCCGTCACCCTTTGCTTCCGCGTTGGATCGAGTGATCCGAGGCGACACTGCGCCCCTTGCGCCCGCGCCATCCGCTGCGCCAACCATGGGGGTTGACGACACGGCCCGCGTTGCGCAGGAAGCTGCGTCAGGTGTGGCTGCGGCAAACGGCCTGCTCAGCGAAGGTGTGCGGCCAGAGGTCGTCGCCGAAATCCGTCGGATGGCTCGGGATCAGGGCATCCCCCTACCGCTCGCCGCGCAGACCTACATCGAACGCTCTCGGGCTGCGCCCAACGATGCGTACCGCGCGCTGCTGCAGCAGAACCCGGGGCTTCGTCGGCTCGCCACGCAAGGTGCCGGGTACGCTGATTTTCGAGACGATGCCGCAGAACTCGCCACAACAGAGCAGGCGTTTACAGAGGCGCAAAAAGAGTGGTCGGTAGGTGCCGTTGCAGGCAGTGTTGAGGCGCTGGGTGATCGGCTGGAGGATACGCTTGTCGGTCGCGCCATCACGCGCGGCACTCTACAAACCATTGCCGCTCTACCCACCCTCGGGGCGTCTCTTGAGCTGGGGGTCGCACTCGATATTGGGTCTACCGAAGAGCAGATCATTGAGCGCCTAGCCGCCCAGTACGGCGGCTGGGCCGCGATGGAGAATTATCCGGCGTCCATGCGCATGTCGGTTTTAGCTGCGGCCCGCCAGCAATACAATCTGGTGCAGGGGCTGACCGAAGAAGATCGATCCGCAGCTCTGCAGCGCGCCGGGGAATACTTCTTCAGCGCCGGTGAACTTGTCGCTCAGGCGGAAGGCTTGGTGCGAAACCCCGGCAGCCAGAGCTTTATTACGAACACCCTAAGTCAAGCCCCCAATACCGTTATTGGGACACTGGATGCGTTCGCGTCTGACCCCGTAAATGGGGGCCTGTTCCTTGCAGAGACCATTCTCGAGAGCGCGCCAAACATTGCCGCGACCATTGTTGTGTCTCGGGTCACGGGGTCTCTGGTGCTCGGTTCTGCCGTTGGCGCGACACTTGGCGGTGGCCGAGAATACGTCCTGTCTACCACGCAATTCTTGGCGGAGCGTGGGTACACGATCAACTCCGTCGAGGATGCTGTCGCCATCCTGCAGAACGCCGATCTCATGCAAGAGGCCGCAGACTTTGGCTTCGCCCGCGCGATGCCCATTGCGATCCTTGACGGGCTCGCTGGCGTCGCGTCTGGGGTGCGCCTCGGGCGTACTGCTCTTGGTGACGTGTCGGCGCAGACAGTGGTGCAGGCCACTGCAGGCGGTACGGGTGAGGCCCTCGCCCAGCTCGCCAGCGAGGGCGAAATCAGCAGCCCCAGAGACATCACAATCGAAGCGCTTGCCGAGCTCCCGACCGCGCTGATCGAAGTGCCGCTGGCTGCTGGCCGGTCGTTCGGCGCGGACCGACTGCCCCCAGAGCTCAACCAGTTGCTGGCCCCCGGTGCCCTGCAAAGCGCAGCTGATCAGGCTACGGCTGCGCAGCAGGCCCTCGAAACCACGCGCGCGGCCATCGAAGAAACAGCGACTTTTGCCCGCGATCCCGAAGCGGTGCGCGAGCTTCTGGTCGCGTCCGGGGATCAAGAGGTGTCGATCCCTGTGCAGGAGATCGAGCGCCTGTATCAGGAGGGCGCGCTGACCGACGACGACATCGCCTACCTAAACGTCGAGGACGAGCTGACGCAGCAGGGCGAACTGTCTGGCGATGTGGTCACCACAGCCAGCCGCGTGCTGACGCTGCAGGGCGACGCCTTTGCCCGCCTGTCTGAACATGTGCGTACGCAAGCTGGGGCACCTACGGCAGCCGAGGCGCGTGCAGACCTTGCCAACCGCGAGGCTGATATCGCGCGGTTGCAGGGTGTGTTGGAGCAAGCACAGAACGTGGCAGGCGAGATCAACACGCTGGCCGACACGATCACCGAGCAGCTGCGCACCACCACCGGCTTGACCAAGGGCCAATCGCGCGCAGCCGGTCGGCTGATGGCAGAGCGGTACGCCGCCCGTGCTGCGCTGTTCGAGCCCGGCACGACGGCGCAGAGCCTGTATGATCGCGACCGGGTCACCTTCGAAACTGAAGGCCGTGCCGCCGTTGCGCCTGCCCTAGAGCAGCCTGCGCTCACTGATGCGGATGTGGCGTACAACGAGCAGGTCCGCACCCCCGCTGGGCTGCTGGACCGAGACAGGGTTTTGCCAGAGGACAACATCCTTTACCGCCCAGACCGGGCGTACCGATTTATCGGTGAGGCGGGGTACGCCGACTTTTTAGAAAGCGGTGAGATCAGGGCAGCGCAGGGCACAAAAAAGGGTTACCAGATGCCCTATTTTATGCGCGGCAAAACCTCTTCTCGCTACGGGCGCGGGGACAGCGGAACGTATCTTGTCGAGGCTGTTCCGAGCGAGCAGGGCTGGACCCCGTCGGATAAGTACACTGGTCCCCTCGAGGCACTGACAACAGCCGACAGCATCAGGGTGTATCGCCGTCTTGATGACGGTACATTCGAGGTCATTCTCGACAACATTGGAGACCGAGCGCTTCTGTCTGGGCCGCAGGCTGCGCCTACGGTGCTGGAGCAGACTGCCACGATCCGCCGGGGCGAAGAAGCTCTGGAGGTTCCCTCCGAAGGCCGCGCGCCCAGCACCCGCGAAGTGGCTGCCGCCCTCGAGGGCCGCCAGCGCGAGCAGTTCGGCACCATCGAGCGCGGTGATTATAGCGCCGAGGCTGCCGACCGGATCTCGGACTGGGCCATCGAGGAGGTCATGTTCGAGGTCGAGCAGGCTCGCGCCAATCCTGAGCGCTCGGCTGTCGGCTGGTATTCCGAAAAGTTCCAGCGAGCGCTCGACGTCTTTGGTGGCGCGTTCCCCGAGCTCATTGGCGATCTGGACATGAACCTGCCGGGCGTCGCTGCCCTTGGTTCGCAGCAGGCCGCCCGCGACTTCTTCACCGCGCTGATCGCCATCACCTCGGATGGTGCCAAGGTCGCCGACAATTTCCGCTTCGCTTCGCGCGCCATGGAACAGTTCCGGCGCGACGGGCGCATCGACCCGAATGTCACGTTCGGCGGCGAACGCAACAAGTCGATGAAGATCAACCTGCAAAACATCCAAGCTGCGCTCGAGACGTTTGGCCCTGATCAGATGGCCGACCAGCTGCTGAAGAAAGACACGATCAGCAACCTCAAAAAGCAGGCCAAGGCAGAAGGTAAAAACTTTAGCACAGCCTACAAGGCGACCATGGAGCTGCCTTACGCGGCGCTCGTGTTCGGCCCCAAGCTCGGCGCGTTCTACGCCAACCTGATGGGCGACACCGGCTACCTGACCATGGATCGCTGGTGGTCGCGCACGTTCAACCGCTATCGGGGCACGCTGCTGGCCGCCCCGACCGAAGCCGGGATGGGCCGCGTCAAAGAGCTCATCATCGCCGACCGACGCTTGAATATCACAACTGATCAGCTGTCAGATGATGAGGCGCTTGTGTACGCTGCTGATTATGTGGCAAGCTACAAGGCGAAGGAATACAAGAACGGCACCGAGATCGAAAAGGCGGCCAACACGGTCTACAAAGCCGCGTTCGATCAGCTGGAGGACCAGCCGTTCAATGCTTCTGACCGTGAGTTCATGGTCAACACCACACTGCAGATGCAGGACAAACTGGCTCAACAAGGCGTCGACCTCACGGTCGCCGACATTCAGGCTGTTCTGTGGTATTATGAAAAGCGGCTCTATGCCGAACTGGGGGCGCGGGCGACCGCGGATGTGAGCTATGAAGAGATCGCAAGACAGATCATCGAAGGTCGTGCAGATCCTGCCGCAGGAGAAGGAGTGGCCGGGTCTGAGCTCAACCTCGATGCAATCGGTGATGAAAGCGGCGCAAGAGAACCCGCAGACGACTACTTTGAACAGGAGCCGGAAAGTGGTGTCGACGAACGAGGACGAGGAACAGGCGGGTATTCGAGCGGAGGCCTTGCGCCGCTCGAAGGTGCGCCAACTGTCGTCGGGGCAGCTGGCCCCGACGCAGAGCTCGTCGCCGTCGCAGAGCAATACGCCGCCGCAAACGGAATAGATCTTCGCCGTCAGGCGGAGTTCGTCGAGATCGATCCTGAGCGGGCCACGCGCATCGCTCAGGCCTACGACCAAATGGTGCACGCGCCGCAAGATCCTGCGGTGCAAGCAGCCTACGCAGACCTGATCCAGCAGACGATCGCGCAGTACCAAGCGCTGGTCGACGCCGGTTACACCTTCACCTTCTTTGACAGCGAGACCGACCCGTACGCGGGCAACCCGTGGAACGCCATGCGCGAGTTGCGTGCCAACAAAACGATGGCGGTCTATGGCACCTATGACGGCTACGGCACCGAAGGCCTGACGCAGGCTGCCATCGAGGACAACCCGATGCTGCAAGACACCGGGCTGGTCTGGATGGACCAGAGCGGGGCCGAGCGCCCGGTCACCGCCAACGATCTGTTCCGCGCTGTGCACGACGCCTTCGGTCATGGGATCGAGGGCGCGGGCTTCCGCGCCCGCGGTGAAGAGAATGCATGGCAGGCGCACGTTCGCCTGTTCACCGGCCCCGCCATTGGCGTGCTGACCAGCGAGACCCGAGGCCAGAACAGCTGGCTGAACTACGGCCCGTTCGGCGAGCAGAACCGCACCGCCAGCGTCGAGGGCACGGTGTTCGCCCCGCAGAAGGCGGGCGTCATGCCGGAGTTCACATGGAACGAAGGCCGGTCTGCAGATGAGGCGGCTACCGCGCCTGCGCTGGAGCAACCCGGACCAACGCCGGGGCAACCAGCGCCAACACCCGAGACACCGCAGCAAGGCACAGTCGGCGCGCCGCGCGGGGCGTACCGGCTGCCCACCACAGATGACCCACGCAACCTGATCAGGTTGTCTGCCAATGCAGACCCGTCGACCTTTGTGCACGAGGTCGGGCACATGTTCCTGTTTCAGATGCTGCGGGACATTGCAGACCCGCGCATCACGCCGGAAGGCAAGACCCAGCTGGAGGCGCAGATCACCGCCACCCGCGCGTGGTTTTCCAGCAATGCGGCGCAGGGGCTGACTGATCTCAAGGCGCTGGCCAAAAGCATAAACAAGCGCGCAGTCGCTGCACCGGATGACGCCGAGCTGCAGTTGCGCGCGTCGCGCCTGACCGCCGCCGTGCAGCGTGCGGAAGCTGGTGGTGGGGCCGCCTATATGCAGCAGGTCGCGCAAGCGTTCATGGACCCGGCAGCCCCGGGCCGCGATCAGGCCGCCGAGGTCGTGTACCACGAGCTCTGGGCCCGTGGGTTCGAGAGCTACCTCGGCACCGGCAGCGCACCCAGCGCCGAGCTGCGCAGTGTGTTTGCCAAGTTCGCGCAATACATCAGCAACGTGTACAAGAGCCTGGGTCGCCTGAACGTGACGGTATCCCCCGAGGTCGCCGACGTCTTTGATCGCCTGTTGGCCACCGAAGAGGCGATCACGCAGGAGCGCCGTGGCGCGATGTATCAGCTTTCTCCGGGCGTCCTCGAGGGCGCGACACCAGCTGAAGCCAACCAGCTGCGCAAGCTGGCGTCGGAGGCCGAGGATCAGGCCCGGACGGAGATGGCCGCCCGCGTCGGAAACAGCCTGCGGGCCGAAGACCGAGCCAAGCGCCGAGCACGTCGCGAGACGCTGGCCAACGAGCTTTCAGAGCAGGTCGCGGCAGAGCCGGTTTACGCAGCGACGAACATCGCCAAGCGCGGGGTCATGCCAGACGGGACCAAGACCGGCACAGGCAAGATCGACCGCGCTGAGCTTGTTGCGATCGCTGGTGAAGAGGCTGTGGCCCGCATGCCCGCTGGCATGGTCTCGGGCCGGGTGCGCCCAGACAACGCCATCCCTCTCGGGGATCTGGCCACCCTGTCTGGCTTCCCCGACATCTACAGCATGATCGAGGCCCTGACTAACCCGACCCCGACGCCGGAAGCCACGGCAGTTAAAGAGCGCACAGACGCCGCCATGCTGCAGGAGTTCGGCGCGGATCTGGATGCCCAAGCGCTCCAGATTAAGGCAGTCGAGGCCGTACAAAACGACAAGTTCCAGCAGCTGCAACAGCTGCAGCTCCGCATCCTGCGGCGGCTCGCGGCGCAGCCCATGGCTCGGGTCGCCCAGCGTCAGGCTGAGCAGGAGGGCGCGCCTGCCGCTGCAGTGGATCGCGCAGCCACCCAGGCTGCGCAGGCGGAGCAGGCTGCAGCGAGCACGCCCCGTGAGGGCGTACAGGCCTCGCTTGCTCGGATCAGGGCAGACGTCCAGAGAACGGCAAACGCCAGCCAGCGCCGCGCGCAGGTCGCCGCACGTCGGCAGACCGCGTCGATCCGGCTGGGCATGGACCCCGCTGCGATCACTGCAGCAGCTCAGCGGTACGTCAGGACGATCAAGGTCAAGGACGCCACGCCCGCCCGGTATCGGCAGGCGGCGGCACGCCTGACCGCTAAGATCGAGCGCGCCATCGCAGATCGCGATTACACGCAAGCGGCGACGCTCATGGAGCAGCGCGCACTTAATCTGGCGGTCGCCAAAGAGGCGTCGATCATCCAGACCAAGGTCGAGACGCAGCGCACCCGGTGGCGTGAGGTCACGGCCCGCTCTGACAAGCGGCTGGCGCAGCGGTACTCAATCGATTGGATCAACGCGATCCGGGTGGTGCTCGAGCCCTTTGGCATGGCGCGCAACACGCCGCGCAATTATGATCCCGCCCGGTCTTTGGCGGATCTGCAGGCCGTCGAGCCCACGCTCTACACCGAGATCCAGCTAGCAATCAGCACCTATGCAGCGCGGTCACAGGCAGCGGCACAAGCCAACCCGAACAACCCGTACAAAGATCTCACTGTGCAAGAGGCGCTCGACTTACTCGAGACCGCCGACACGATGTTGGCAAACGCCCGCGACAGCCATGGCATTCTGGTCGAGGGCCGCAGGGTGGAGTTTGGCTTTATTGCTGACGAGGTCGCGGTCAATGTGGGGCAGCGGCGCAAGGTGCAGAAGCAGGCGGGCCGTATCGGTCGAGGCCGAGGCAGCCGCACGTTCCGCGAGACCCGCCGTCAGCTCGGCGCGTTCAAAGCCAGCCTGCGCCGGATCGAGCAGTGGGCCCGCGACTTTGACAACGGCAAGCCCCGAGGCCCGCTGACCCGGTACCTTGTGCGCCCAGTCATGGCTGCTGTCGACGCATACACCGTGGCTCGCAGGGGGCCGCAAGAGGCGCTGGCTGCGCTGCTGCGCAATCGCACTGACCTGATGGCGCGCAGGCCAATCCGCGCGACTGAGCTGGACGGCTATGTCTTCCAGACCAAGGGTGAGCTGATCATGGCGCTCCTGCACACCGGCAACGACAGCAACAAGCGCAAGCTGCTGCTGGGCGGCGCGACGGATGTGGAGACCAACCGACGTTATGTGTGGGGCAGCCAAGACGCCGACAGCAACCTCGACACCTCCCGCTGGGACACGTTTGTCGATCGGCTGTTTGCTGACGGCACCCTGACGCAAGCCGACATGGAGCTGGTGCAGGGGATCTGGGACATCTTCGAGCAGACCAAGCAGGCGGCGCAGGCGGCGCACAAGCAGATGTACGGCTACTATTTTGCCGAGGTGCAGGCTGACCCGGTGGTCACGCCGGTCGGCATCTACCCCGGCGGCTACGCGCCCGCCATCACCGACAGCATGATGAACCCAGACGGCGCACGCTTCGAGGCTGAGGAGGTCATGTCGCAGCAGTCGAGCGCGTCGATGTTCCCCGGTGCAGAGAAGGGCTTTACGCAATCGCGCGTCGAGTACAACCAGCCACTGGATCTGGACCTGACCCGCATCCCCGCGCACTTTGACCGGGTGATGAAGTTTGCCTACCTCGGCCCGGCTGTGCGGCAGGCCGCGCGACTGGCCACCAACAAGGCCTTTCGCGAGGCGGTGCGCCCGGGCAGCCCCGACGTGATCGACGTCGCGGTTATCCCGTGGCTGCAGCGCACCGTGCAGCAGCGCGTGACAACACCGCCAACCGACCAAGGCTGGTCAGGCCTGTCTCGGGTTGCTGCGGCGGTCGACCGCCGGGTCGGCCTGCACATTATGGCAGGCAACATGGTCAACGCGGCACAGCAGATCACGGGTTTTCCGGTCGCTGCAGCGCGCATCCCTGCGCGGCATTTGGCTGTTGCGGCCACTCGGTGGCGCGTCAACACCCAGTCCGCGCGGTCGTACATCATCGCGCAGTCACCTTTCATGCAGGACCGCCTGACGGGTGGGATGAACGAGGCCAGCACCACGCTACAAAATATCCTGACCGAGCCCGGGCTGCTGAACAGGACAAGAAACGCCGCACAGCAGTACGGGTATTTTGCTCAGCAGATCGCACAGAACTTGGTCGACCCGACGGTGTGGCTGGCGGCAGAACGGCACGGCATGGAGGTCGCTTACCCTGCCGCTTATGCAGAAGCCCTTGACCGCACAGGAGACGAGGCTGCTGCGGACACGGCGGCTCGCGCCGAAGTCGTTGCCTATGCGGACAGCGTCGTACGCGACACGCAGGCCCCGCTTCAGCCCAGTGACGTCTCTGGCATCGAGGCCTCTTCGCCGCTCGCCCGCCTGTTCCTCAAGTTCTATTCGTACTTCAACGCGATGGGGAACCTGTTGGTGACCGAGAAAAACATCGCGATGAACAGCGACATGAACTGGGCAGGTCGGTATGGGCGGTCGTTCTACGCCTACCTGATGATCGTGACGATCCCGACCATTGTTGCGGAAAGCATTGCCCAACTGGCGCGCAGTGGCTTCGATGATCTGGAAGACGAGGACGAGCGCGATCAGCTGATGTTCGAGCTGCTGATCGGGTCGCAGCTCAAAACCATGGCTGCGATGGTGCCGTTTGCTGGTGCCGTTGCCAGCACCGCCTACGGGATTGCGGTGACCGATCAGGTTTACGATGACCGCATCAGCCTATCCGCTGGCATCGGGGTCACCGAGAGCACGCTGCAGGGCGTTATCCGCTTGATCGCAGCTGCGGCAGATCCCGACACCGACATCGAGACCCGGCGTGCAGTCAAGACCACCCTCGACGCCATGGGCCTCGCGTTAGGCCTGCCGATCAACTGGGCGTCCAAGCCGATCAGCTACGCAATCAGCGTCAATGAGGGGGACAGCCGCCCAGAAGGTATGCTCGACATCCTCCAGGGCGCGCTGACAGGCAGGGATGGAACGGATAGATGAATGATGCTATAAGGGCAGCCAAGGAGACCTTGACATGACGACAGCGGCAACAGGTCCATACAACGGCAATGGAAACACCGTCGTGTTTTCCTTTACGTTTATGGTTCACGACGAAGCAGACTTGACCGTTAGCTTGACCACGACCCGTGGTGTAGCGCTGATCCAGCGGCTGGGGGTTGACTACACCGTCACCGGGGTCGGGTCTCCATCTGGAGGGCAGGTCACCATGATCGTGCCGCCGCCGTCTGGTACGCAGCTGCTGATCTTTCTGGGCCGGGTCATCCCCGCGCCAGACAACACGCCACTGATCTCCGACATATTTCGAGAGTTCCGCCCCGGCGACGCGCCACAGTATTTCGACCTGACTGGCGGCGAACTGACTGCTGGGTTGAACGGCGGGGTCTATCGCTTCACTGGCGCCGGTCGTGCGGCGATGAAGTACTCGGTTCCGCTGGAGCCCGGGCAAGCCTACACATTCCGCATCGGCTACCAACGCTTCAAGGACAGCGGCGACCCGGCGAACGATGGGATCACCGCGGGCGTCGATTGGTACAATGGGTTCGATCATAAGCTCGGCGAGCAGATCATCCATTCGGACAACACCCTGCTCGTCAGCTC